AAATTCAAGACTGAAGTCCTTCACATTTCTAATCTTTCTTAGTATAATGTTATCTGGTTGTGTGCAAACTCTTGAACTAGGTTCGACATTGTACAAGAAATATTGGTTGGAGACTATAGGATGAATATATTTTATTTGAATAATAACCCAAAGGTTTGTGCCCAGATGCACAACGACAGTCATTGCAGTAAGATGATTATTGAGTACGCTCAGTTGATGTCTACTGCACATCGTGTATTGGATGGTGAATCTTATTATGGTAAGACTGCGAATGGTCGCAAGATACAAAGGTGGTTGCATCCAGATGATGTTATGGAAACAACTCTATACAAGGCATCTCATGTAAAACATCCTAGTGGTATTTGGGTGCGACACTCAAAACAAAATTATATGTGGTTGTATGAGATGTGGACAGAACTGAATACAGAGTTTATGTATCGGTACAACAAGAACGTACCACACGAAAGTTTTCGTAAACTGGAAATGGTTCTTGCGACACCACCAAAGAATATGTACGAACTAGGATTCTGTGAACCGTATCAAGCGATGTTTGAAGACGTAAAGAATCCAAACAGTTCATTGCAGGCATATCACGACTACTATATAAAGTATAAACAACATTTGGCGAAGTGGACAAAAAGAGGAGTACCCTATTGGTATGAGTTACAAAATGCAGCATGACCCAGAACCCCAACGGTATTATGATTGGATGCTCTGGAAGATGAGACAGGAGAAGGATATGGAAGACCCTGTTGATGATGTTACTGTAGGTAATAATTTGCGTGGATGGACTGAGAGCAATAGACCCTTTATGACAAGGGAAGAAATGTACAGAAAAGAAATGGCAGAGATGCAAAAACAAGTTCACACTTTGCAATTGAAGATAGTAGAACTACAGGAAAAACTAAAAGATGCCGTATTATAATTTTAAGAACAAGGAAACTGGTGAGGAATTTGAAGAATTTTTTACCATGTCTGGTCGTGAGGAATATTTAAAAAACAATCCTCACATTCAACAAACCCCATCAATGTTTTCAATGTCTGGTGGAACAGGTGACCGCATTAAGAACGATTCTGGATGGAAAGAAAATCTATCACGGATTGCAGAAGCACATCCATCATCTGCACTTGCAGACAGATACGGTAAAAAAACAACTAAAGAAATTAAGACTAGAGAAGTCTTAAAGAAACACAAGGTGATATAAATAAAACTGTGATGGTGAGAAACCACAGCACCCTCGCAATGAGATTGGAAGCTGTGTGGTCAATCCACCAATTCACAGGAGCAATGGTAAACCCATTGCTCCACCTTTAATTATAGTGAGTAAGAATATGGCAAAGAAAAAAGATGTGACAGGTGATAGTCTGGTAAAGGTTAAACCAATTACCGACAATCAAAAACTTGTATTCAATGAATACGGAAAAGGACAGAATTTATTTCTGCATGGTGCTGCTGGTACAGGTAAAACATTTGTATCACTTTACCTTGCACTAGAACAGGTTCTTGACCCATCAACCCCATACGAATGTGTATACCTTGTAAGGAGTGCAGTTCCCACTAGGGAGATTGGATTCTTGCCAGGCGATGAAGAAGATAAGACTGCACTGTTCCAAGTACCGTACCAGAACATGGTACAGTTCATGTTTGAACAGGCATCCGATAGTGCGTTTAGTATGTTATATGACAGACTGAAAGTACAGGGTAGTATTATGTTCCTCACCACCTCTTTCCTAAGAGGTATCACATTAGACAATGCAATCATCATAGTCGATGAATGTCAGAATCTAAACTTCCATGAGTTAGATACTATCATGACTCGTGTTGGACAAGACAGTAAGATTATATTCTCTGGTGACTACTTCCAGACTGACTTGCAGAAGAATGGTGAGAAAGAAGGGTTGGGTGCATTTATGGGCATCATAGAAGCGATGGAAGAATTCTCTACTATTGAATTTACAATCGGTGACATTGTGCGTTCTGGATTAGTTCGTAGTTACCTCATTAATAAAATCAAACAGGGGGTTGAAATCTAATGGCAAAGATGTACAGTAATGCAACCGTCCATGAACCAACCTACAAAGGAACTTCAATGGGCAAGAAACCAATTACGTCTACGATGAATAAACACAAACGTAGGTCGTTTAAAAAATACAGAGGACAAGGTAAATGAGCAACTTTGATGAATGTTTGAAACTCATACTCCACCATGAAGGCGGATATGTGAATCATCCTAAAGACCCAGGCGGCGAAACTAATATGGGCGTAACCAAAAGGGTCTACGAAAAGTGGTGTATGGAAAATGACCTTCAACAGAAGGACATGAAAGATTTAGAATTTGAAGATGTCGCACCTATCTACAAAAATAACTATTGGGATAGGGTTAAAGCAGACCAACTTCCAGAAGGTTTAGACCTTTGCGTTTTTGACTGGGCCGTTAATTCTGGTACAGGAAGAGCTGCAAAGAAACTTCAGTCAATGATTGGAACAGTTGCAGATGGTGGCATCGGGCCAAACACTCTTAAAAAACTAGATGAGTATATTGATGAAGAAGGTATCGAAGGTGCAATTGCAAATTACACTGAGGTACGACAAAACTTCTACGAAAGTCTAAGTACATTCGATACCTTTGGTAAAGGGTGGACTAGAAGAAATACCGAAACAGAAACAGAGGCGTTTAAGATGGCAGGGGTATACCTTCCTTCTTGACAAACCTGTTTTAATTTGATATAATGATGAAAATTAACTTGAGGAAATATTATGTTTACACACAAACCTGTAGAAATACCAGAACTGCAAACTAAGACCGTTGACCGAAAACGGTTTTATCTAACACCAGAGGGAAAGATGTATCCCTCTATTACCACTGTCTTGGGAAACCGTAAGGCAGAGGGTCTTCATATATGGCGTAAAAAGGTTGGTGAAGACGTTGCAAATTATATTGCAAGGACTGCTGCTGCAAGGGGTACAAAAGTACACCAGATGTGTGAGGACTTCTTGAACAACAAAGAAGTAAAGCGAGAACCCTTTCTTGCTGCAGCGTTGTTTAGTCAATTGGAAAAGACTATCAGTGAAAAGGTAGACAATATCTATTCACAAGAATGCGGTTTGTATTCTAATAAATACATGGTTGCTGGTCGAGTAGACTGTATTGCAGAATACAATGGTGAACTATCCATTATAGATTTTAAGACTTCTCGTTCAGAACGTAATGACGATTGGAATGAGAACTACTACATTCAAGCATCTGCATATGCAGAGATGTTTGAAGAACGCACTGGTCATGCAATCAATCAGATTGTGATTCTAGTGGTAACAGAGGATGGAGTTGTCCAAGAATTCATCAAAGATAAGAATGATTATCTGGGGATGTTGGTAGAAGCGGTTGACGATTTCACCCAAGCATGGGAAAAAGAAAATGAAAAATTGGATGAAAGTCCTGCCGTTATCGGCGCTCCTGTTTAGTAGTGTTGCATTCGCACAAGAAAAGGATACACAAACAGAACTAGAAAAAAAAGGAATGTTTTACTGGGCTCAAAAACCAGCACAATGTTCTAGTAGTGATGCAGTAGTTGAACAACTAAAAAGGCATGGAGAACTTCCTACCGTCTGGATGGAAGGTCTTACTGGAATGCCGAATGGTTCTTTCAATGGTTCAAAATTTGTTATTGCAATTAATCCAAAAGCAAACCCTGTGACATGGACACTACTTGAATTTGTTGATAATGGAAAACAGGCTTGTATTCTTGGATTTGGTCAAGGAATGATAAATATCAGTACACCAGAAACAGATGGTGTGAAAACATGACCACAATCTGGCACCTATTATTGACAGTGTGCCTTGGAAGTACCTGTGTAGAACAGGATGTCCAGTGGTTTGATGAAGAACAAAAGTGTAAAGAACTATTACCAGTGTATGCTGGTATTCCTACTGATGGTGATTGGGATACAGTCGAATATATCTGCAAACCTGTAGGAAGTAAAGGAGTATAGAATGTACGAATATAAATGTAAACTAGTCAAGGTCGTTGATGGTGACACAATTGATGTTGACATTGACTTAGGATTTGGTGTCTGGATGCAAAATCAGAGAATTAGAATGTATGGAATTGATACGCCAGAATCTAGAACATCTGACCCAATTGAAAAGGTGTATGGTAAAGCTGCATCTGCGTTTCTAACTAAATGGACAAACGCTGGTGACCTTACTTTGAAAACATTCAAAGATGGTAAGGGTAAGTATGGACGTATTCTAGGAGAGATTTGGTTTGGTGGTGAACACAATATCAATCAACTCTTAGTAGACAATCATCATGCAGTACGATACTATGGTCAATCTAAGGATGAGATTGCAGAAGAACATATTGCAAATCGTTCTATTTTGTCCTTGACAAATGAAGAGTAATTTGGTATAAATATAATACAGTTTGATGATACAAATCAAATACTGGACAGGACATGGGGGCAGTACCCATCGCCTCCACCATAATTACTTGAGGACAATATGTTTGATAGACTAACAGAGTTTTTTATAAAACTGTTTAAGATACAAGAAAAGACGCCAGTAAGATATCTATCTGGTGTTGGTAAATCAAGTAATTATGATGGGGGCGAACTAGGTTCGACTGACAGGGATAGAGGCGAGTAGAATTGTCGGATGACTGCGTAATAGGTCAAAACTCGTAAATGCAAACGATAACAATGCATATGTAGATTACGCTATCGCAGCCTAATCATACTGAGTTTCGGTGGTGTACTTGGAAACAGAAACACCACCACTTAATTTTGGAGATAGTATGTATAAGGTGACAGGACAGTTTAAAGAACGCAAGGTAGTAAAATACTTTGTTGACCTGTATGACGCTATTGATTTTAAGGATAATGTGGATGCACACTATCCAATGAAACTGACGATGGAAAAGGTAATTGATATGAGAGAATTTATTCATGACAGTTGGCACAGTGTAATGAACGCCGACAGAAATCCACTAAGACATATTCCAGACACCAGTACCAGACATATGGTGCTACAGGTTCTTGCTTGGATGTGGTGTATTGTGTTTTCAATGTGGGTTGGTAGTTTTTGGATTATGGGTGCAAGTATGATTGGTCATGCACTGTTACTTGGTGCAATTGTGGTTACAGTCGCAACCTTTGAAACTGCAAAACGTAGACCTACATTCTTTCAAGACTTTCCCACTTCAACACCAAGTCGTAGTAGAAATATGTATTGGAATGGAAAGAAGATTAAATTAGACCCACAAGATAAAGGTGGTGAACATGAATAGGGTGACGCCTTAATACGTCCGTGTAGACCAACGGTTAGTCTGCAACACAACAAAGGAGAAGGGTGGGTTAGTCACCACCTCGCAACAGTTGACGTATATAACTGCTCTGCTAAATTTAGATAGAGGGTGACTCCCTCTATCACTTAACAGGAATAAGTATGAACATGGAAAAATTGATGACACCTAAGAAATTTTCTCTTGCAGTAGAAGAAGTAGTACAAGAATGTGGTTGTTCCCATATGGAAGCGGTGCTAGACTATTGTGAGAAAAACAATATCGAACCAGATACCGTAAAACCCCTTATCACAAAATCTCTAAAAGAAAAGATTGAGTGTAATGCAAGGGATTTAAATTACTTACCGAAAGTCGCACAGTTACCAGTATAATGGAAGCATATGACGCATATAAAATATACCATGCGTTGAAACTTCACTTTACCAGTAGTTACGATTATACCAAATATCACGGTAAGGCGAATGTGAGTGTGGACTCGTTCTTAAAACGAAAGGACAGACCCTTCTTTGGTCGTGTTGCACGAAAGTACAAAGACGATACCAAGGACTTCTTCATATCCAACTTCATAGTCAATCCCAAAGGCTGGGTTGGAAACTTTAACGATGAGAATTATTTGAACTGGAAGAAAAGAAATCAATCCCTCAAGTATAATTACAAATCAGAACTGGTTGAATTATTTCAAAAGGTCGAAACCTTTGATGAAATATTTCACAGTGATGGACAACACCCTTTGTTGTTAAAACAATTCATGTCCAAGAAGACATCAATGGAGACAGTAGCGATACTGGAATCCCTTCTTGGGTTTTGCAAAAGATTCGATAAACAGATACAGGAAACAATCGTATGGCCCGATAGAAAAAAACTTATAATTAATTATAGTAACCTCTTGACAAATGACGTAAATGAGTATAGGATAATAACAATGCAGTTGATAAAGGAGCATTTCAATGACTGAAGTAACATTGCATTTTGACGGCGACCCTGTGATGAAAGAAAGGGATTTCTATCGTGCGAAACTGGACGAAGCGAATGGTCGTATTCGTTCTCTGGAACACGATTTAGCAGAACTTCAGGCGAGGGATAAGACCCTCACTGAAAGGGTGAAGCATCTTGCTTCAAACCCACCTCGTAGACCAAGGAGTCGTTATGCACGACACTAGGTCTTACAAGGTATTCCAAGGTGGTTATGTCATCCCAGCAAAGGATGACAGACCGGCCGACTATGTGAAAGCAAAACCACCTGTATTTCATTGTCAAGTATTTAATGGAAAACAGACTACTGCTTTCTTTACTAGAAAAACATATGCCGAAGCAAAACGTGAAGGAGAGGAGTCAATGAAACTTGGAAGTTGAACTTGTAGACCATATGGGTGATGACCTCTCTGTAGTAAATGCAGCGAGGGTATCCTTTGGTAAAAAGAAAACACAGTTTGAACACGGTGACCTCAAACTGATTAGGTTTCTCGCAAGAGAAGACCACTGGAGTCCTTTTGGACACGCATCTATGCAGTTCCATATTAAGGCACCAATTTTTGTCGCAAGACAATTAGTTAAACACCAAGTAGGTTTGGTGTGGAACGAAATATCCAGAAGGTATGTAGATGACGAACCAGAATTCTATATTCCAAATGATTGGAGACTAAGAGCAGAAGATAAAAAACAAGGTAGTAGTAGTGAAACCGTTGAGTACAGTATTGATAGTGCAATTCAGTTCGTGACACAGACATATAAGAATCTGTTGAACGCCAACATCGCACCAGAGATGGCGAGGATGGTTCTTCCACAAAACCTTTATACAGAATGGTACTGGTCTGGTACATTGATGGCATTTGCAAGAGTATGTAATTTACGTTGTGCAAAAGACACTCAATACGAGACACAGATAATTGCAAATAAGATTGATGAATATGGACACACACTTTTCCCAGCATCCTGGCCTGAACTCAGAAATATTGATTCAGAGTAGAATGACAACAGAGAACGCATTTTGTTTTGGTAACGGAAAGTCAAGACTAGATTTTGACATGAAGGTTATCGAAGGTAGAGGCACCACGTTTGGGTGCAATGCAATCTATCGTGACATGGTGGTTGACCATCTGGTAACAGTAGACAATGAAATCACTCATGAGATTTACAGAAGTGGTTACTGTCAAGA